ATATTAATTTAGGATTCTTCGAAGCTGATACATCTCTTGAAGGCAATGAGTATATAAATATGACTCGTAAAGCTGCAAGAGAATATACTTTAGAAAAAGGACATATTTGTTTCAAACAAAACTTTACTACAGATTTTATTCGTAAAGCTAATAACTATTTACAAGCTTGTATTGATCATAAAAAAGTTTGGTTCGCTTCTAGAACTTCTGCTAATAACGAAGCTTTTGATATACAAAGTTCTTGTCATGTTAATTTAGATAACGTCGGTCATGAATCTATTTTAGATTTCATTGAATTCCAAGATAATATTATATATCAAACGAAAAAGCAATGCGCGTTAATAGAAGTAAAATCTTCCGCCAAAGGATCTCAGTCCTTTGATCTACCTCAACATCTAAAAAGAGACATGTCTCCTAATAGAGCTAGAAAAGATAATTATACTACATTAATGTTAGCAAACTGGGCGACAAAGTTTTATTTTGAGATAGAAGCATCATCAAAAATAAAAGAAGTCTCTACTTTTTCGCCAAGAATGATATAAAAAGGTGTAATTAATAAAAATGCCGCAAAGTCTTATAGGTTTAAAGCAGATTAAGTCTGGCGAGATTGGAAGTTATGTTACTGGAGCTTTAGGTGTGTCAAGCACGGGAGCTACTGTTTACACTTCCAAGCCTTCTGTCTTTAATAACTCTCTTACAGTGAGTGGAGCGGCTGACTTGAAAGATACTTCTTATGCTAGAGAAGACTTTCAAATCGCTTCTGGATTATTAGTTTCTGGAAATGTAACTGGACTAGGAACTTTAAACGTTAGCGGAGTTGCTAGGTTTGATAACGACGTTTCTTTTGATAATCCAGTTATTCTAGAAGATGTATTGACTGTATCTGGCGCTGCTGGATTTTCTGGAACTTCTAGATTTGATGCGGCGGCAACATTTAATTCTTCAACTACTTTTAATGATCCAATAGTTGTAACTGATACTCTAAGCGTCGGAGTTGTTAACACTGTTTTTAGCGGAAATTTCCAATCTTTAGGCGATGTACGCCTTGGAACAAGCGCAGGAGGAACAACAAACACGTATTTAATTGGAAATAATATTTTTTCTGGAGGAGCTAATTTTTCTGGAACTAATTACTACGCAGGAACAAATTATTTCTCAGGAATAACAAACTTTAATAGCGGAGTATCATTTAACAGCGGCAACATTATTTTTAGCGGTACTGGTCAAGCGTTCGCTACTAAGACTACTTTTTCAGGAGACGTAGCTTTATTAGGAAATACAACAGGCGCATCAGTTAATGTAACTTCTTCTTTAGGAATTTCAACTAGCGCTTCATTTACTAATAATGGTCAGTCATTTTTTTATAATGACGTTTATATATCTGGCGTTTCAAACGATTTAATACTTAGAGCAAATTCTCTTCAATTATCAGATGCTGATGTAGCTCAATTAAGTGGCGTTTCAGATTACAATGAATCATATATTAATTTAAATAGCGGTTCATTTTTAGAAATAAAGAGTGGATCAAAAGAAACTTTATATAAAGATTGTAATTTTACTATTAAGAGCGGCGCAAAATTTAATATTGAAACAGGTATACATACTCAGAACGATGGATCTATTCCAGCTTCTGCGACTGTTCCAACTGGTCAATTATATGTTCAGCAATTAACTGTAAATGGTGTAACTTATCATGTATTGGCGATAAGAAAGTGGATAGCTTAAAATGAAATCAAAACTTAAATCTCAAGAGACAGAGCCTTTAATGGTTTCGACAGCTTCTTCTTCTACAAGCACAAGAAGAAACAAGGCTGGATCTATAGAAAGAACAGATAAGTTTAAGAATATTGATGATGGCTTAATGCCATTTAAATATACTCGCACTAATTTTGCTGATAGAAGTACAATTGACATTAAAGATGCTACTATTTTGTGTCAAAAAGCTTATTATAATTTCGCTCAATTTAGAAACGTCATTGATTTGATGACGGAATTTTCTGTTAGTAATTTATATTTTCAAGGAGGAACTAAAAAAGCAAGAGACTTTTTCGAGGCTTTATTTAATAAAATTAATCTTTGGAGCTTTCAAGATCGATTTTTTAGAGAATATTATCGTTCTGGAAATGTTTTCATTTATCGGTTTGAAGGAATTATCCAAGAAGAAGATACAAATAGATTAGTTCAATTATTAGGAAGAGGTCCATTAAGTCTTTCTGGTGTTAAAATTCCAGTTCGTTATGTTATTATAAATCCTGTTGACATTCAATTTTCTAGCGGCGCTTCTTATCTTGCAGGTCAATATTATAAAGTTCTTAGCGAATATGAATTAAGTAGATTAAGAACAATTACCACAGAAGAAGATCAACAAATTTTTGATAGTTTTGATGCTGAAACTCAGCGTCTTATTAAGACTTCTAAGATTGGCTCATTGAGAATTTCTCTTAATCCAGAAAGATTTAAGTCTGTATTTTATAAGAAACAAGATTACGAGCCTTTTGCAGTTCCAATGGGATATCCAGTTCTTGAGGATATTAACTTTAAGGCTGAGTTAAAGAAAATGGATATGGCTATTGCTCGTACAATGCAACAAGCTATTTTGTTAGTTACAATGGGTGCTGAACCTGAAAAGGGCGGCATTAATCAAAAGAATCTTGAGTCGATGCAAAAATTATTTGAAAATGAATCTGTTGGTCGCGTTCTTATTGCTGATTATACTACAAAAGCTGAATTCGTAGTTCCTAAGATTGCTGATTTATTAGATCCTAAAAAATATGAAACAGTTAATAATGATATTAATCTTGGTCTTAATAATATCCTTGTCGGAGGAGAAAAATTCTCTAATCAAGAAGCGAAGATTGACGTATTTTTGGCAAGATTAAATCAAGGTCGCCAAGCTTTCTTGAATGACTTTTTGATTCCTGAAATAAAGAGAATATCAAAAGCTCTTGGATTTAGAGGATATCCAATTCCTTATTTTGAAGAAGTTAACTTGAAAGATAACACTACTCAAAATCGTGTTTATACAAGACTTTTGGAGCTTGGCGTTCTTACTCCAGAAGAAACTCTCAAAGCTATCGAAACTGGAGTTCTTCCCGATCAAGAAGCTTCTTTAGAGTCTCAAAGAATAACTAAAGATTTAAGAGACGAAGGGCTTTACTCTCCAATTATTGGTGGAGCTAAATCTGGTCCTGAAGCAGGAAGACCAGCAGGAACAACAAAGATTAAGCAGCAAGTTAAAGCTCAAGAAGATAATTATAGCTTTATAAAGATTAAAGAAAACATTCTTAAATTCCAACAGCTTCAAGGCTCAGTAGAAGGATTTTTAAAGAAAAAGCATAACAAGAAAAAGCTAAATGATAATCAAAAGCAAATTGCCGAAGAAATTTCTAAAATAATTATCGCAAATGAAAATGTCGAGTCTTGGGATGTTAATGTCGAAAAATACTGTAATAATCCAGTAGATTCTAATGCAAATAGAATAAATGAAGTAAATGATATTGCAGTTAAGCATGGACTTGATCCATTTATGGCGGCAATTTTATTAAATAGTAAATCATAATTAATAAATTAGTGTAATATAATAAAAATAAATGAATTCAGAAGCATTTAACGAACCCATTGAGATAGAGTATAAAAAACAAGAGATAAAACCTCTTGTTGAAGATGCTATTGTTTCTGGAGAAAATTTCGTGTTGCCAAAACTAGAAAAACTAGATGTTGAAATAGAAGCTAAAAGATCTGGGCCAAAAAGTGCAGCGCAAACTCCATCTAAACCTTCTGAAAAAAGAAAAGGTTCTTCAAAGAATAAACCTGGATCTGCTGGAACAAATGGAGATGCAATAACTTTTTCTACTAAAGTTATAGAGATGCTTAAAAATAAAGTAAAAGATCATAATTCTAAGCATTCTAGAAAAGTTAATTTAACTCAATTAAAAAAAGTTTATCGTAGAGGAGCAGGTGCTTTTAGTTCTTCTCATAGACCGGGAATGACAAGAGGCGGTTGGGCTGCGGCAAGAGTAAATATGTTTTTAAGAATGATGGCTGGAAAATCAGTTAAAGATTCTTATAGAAAAGCTGACTCTGATGTAGCTCGTAGTTCTGAAAATATTGATATTTCTGATTCTTGGGAGTTGGAAGATATCGATTTCGCTCAAGCTGAAATGGACATAAAAGAATATGACTTGAATTATAATTTTGAAGATGTAGAAGAACTTTATTTAGACGAAGAAGATAACTCAAACAAATTCTGGTATGAACTATAATAATCCAATAGAATTAGATTTTTCTAATCAAATATCTTTAGCCGCCAAAGAGAAAAAGACTTTAAATAAGCCTTTTAGAACTCCCGGTGGCCCTAAGAAGTTTTCTGTTTATGTAAAGAACGAAAAGGGCAATGTCGTAAAAGTTAATTTTGGTGATCCAAATATGGAAATCAAAAGAGA